ATACATAGGTTATCCACAAGTTATCCACAACCTAGAATGTCAAGTAAGTGACAAGGATGAGAATAAAGGTTAGTATCTAATTCTATATAATATATATACTTATATATAATAATATAACATACATAAGATAATTATAGCACATTTACAATTTTCATTAACAAGTTATTAACAGGTTATACAGTACTCCCACGGCCTTAGTGTACTTTATACACTGTATTTTAGCACATACATGTACTATTATTAGTTGGCATGGTATTTGCTATAGGGTTACTAAAAGTAACCGACTAGCTATGCATAATGCATAGCTCCGAGTAGGCTATGCATAATGCATAGTTACCGGGATGTACTTTGATATCTAATATCTGATATATCAGGTGAGGGCTAGCAAGTATCAGCGAACAAGTGTATATTTAAGCCTGACCCCCTGCCCCGGTTGGACGAGGGGGCTACCGAGGGGGGGACAAATGCGCTTCCTATAGTGCGACTCAAAAATGAGTTTCCGTGACCTAGAAAGTCAACTTGACAAACTCGATCAGACATGCTACAATGGGATAGTGAGAGGTCCTTCGGACCTCTCCCATCCCAAAGGGCAAGGATACTATGGAACCAGAAGACCCCGAAATCACACTAGAGCGCATGAAGGACACAGCGAGGGAGGCGGCAAACGATCTCATTCCAGTTCTGATGGAAAAGGCCATAAACGGTAAAACCAGAGACGCACTCTCAATATTTGAAGCCCTTGCAGATCGGGCGGGGTTCAACAGGCCCACAGCACCCCCCGCACAAACACTGAACCAATTTAACCTGAGCTTCAGTCCCCAAGACATGCAGAACATGCTCAGTGGACTTAAGACAATCACACAGAAACAACCAACCGAACAAAACCAAATAGGAGACAACGATGATACCCGAACGCTTCCCCATGATGATGATAGCGACCCCGGCACACGCTGATGCCCAGCTTTTTGAGTACATCAAAGAACTCCATGTCAGACTAACCGTAGCAGAAAAGCTATTGGAACAAATGGTAAACAAGGATGGTAAGGTAACTCTTGTCATGAACCCCGAAGACTGGCAAGCAAGTTACGGACATGTAGAGGGAGATAATGTCTACGACAGCAAATCGTAATCGTAGGCCCATTGATTTCGTTCCGGGTATACCGAAAGGTTTATACGAGGCTGACTCGGCGGGGTGGATATGGTCTACTGAGAGCGAACAGTTTCTTCAACCCCAAGACAATAAGGGTTACGATGAATACGATCTTAAATATGATAATAAGCGCATAAGGGTCAAAGCTCACAGGCTGATTTGCCAAGCCTACTTCGGACCCCCGCCGATAGACGATGAAGGACAGCCGTATCAGGTGGATCATCTCGATATGAATCCACGGAATAACCGACCGGATAATTTGGAATGGGTCACCCGGTCAGAGAACATTCAGCGACGAAATGCTTCCGGCTCAGACCCAGGTGGCAAGGCAAAGAAGGTGGTCGTGCTGAGTAAGGACGGTATAACCGGAGAGCTTTTCTTGTCGCACACTGATGCGATCCGGCACCTTGGGGTGGCTCCGTCCGAGTTCTACCAATCTTTGACAAAGTGTGTTAAAATAAAGGGGATGAGAATAATCTCAATCACAAATCAGGAGGTACTAGGAAATGGCCGAAATCAGAACGCCGGGAAACAAGGTGTGGATCAACGAGCAGGGGGCGACGAATCAGCCCTTGGAGGAGTTTCCAGTGGTGGAGGAGGAGCAGGGGATGGAAGAGCCGCTCCTGAAATCGAACTCTCCCAAAACTCACAAAACATCCTCGCCAAGTGGCAAAGGAAAACTTAAACCTTTGAAAGAAGAGGTTTTCGACGATCAGGACGAGCTGGATGAGGAAGAAGACAAAATGGACTCGGAGTCCAGTTTGCCGGAAGCCGATTCCCGGGAAATGTAAAAACAAAGGCGGGGCTTAGGATATGAAACTGTCAGGAATTACCAAGGTCAGCAGACCAAGACGAGAGAGCGGTCCCAAGGAACTGTCTGTTCCATTCGTAAACATCGCTCCACGGGAGAAGGATTACTCTCGGGGACGCCAGAAGTTTGATGGCGAGGATGAACTCAATCGTGCATGGGATACTGGCGAGTTGGACACGATGTTTGCTAATCCGACACCCCCGCCTTCTTCGCCCAGGGTCGATCCTACAATCGGGTTGACTAAGCGTGAGTACGAACGGCAGGCTTTTGGATACACACCCAATCATCACATCTTGCAGGACATCAATAAGTGGAAGCTCGGTTTGACTCAGCCTACCAGCAAAGGGAGTCAAATCCTTGAACCTAATCTGTTGGAAATGCGAGACAAGTTCCAAAGGGTATTTGAGGAAAGGTAATGGTATTTACCTTCAATCGGCACAGTAAGGCACCTCTCTTTGATGACCCTTCTCAGGCCAATCTATACATAGAGCAACTAATACAGGAGCTTGACAGTGGACACCTCAACACAGCCAGCGAAGGTCTTAGGCAGATTATCCGTCAGGCGGGGTTCGTCAACCTATGGTTTTTCCTCAAATATATTGCAGGTCATGCCGGCCCGTATGATAAGCTCGACACCAACCTACATTTGGATATATGTAACTTTCGGCAATCGCCTGCGTGTATTGCGGACGGCTCTCGATTTGGTGCTTTTCTCCCTCGGTCTGCGCTCAAAAGTACGATCTGTACTCATGGTGCTGGAGCATGGGAAGCCCTCCGCGATCCAGATATCCGTATCCTCATTACGAACTCGGTCGAAGAAAGGGCAAGGGACTTCTGCCTCAACTCGTTCAAGGTCTTCCGAGACAACGATCTAGTCAAGTGGCTCTACCCTGAGTATGTTATCAAGCAGACGCAGGCACTCATGGTTCTCCCAAACCGTACTCGCTACTACACCGAAGGAACCTGGAACTACAAAGGTTTCGGTGGCGAACTTGCAGGAACACATGTTAACCTCATTCTGTTTGATGACATAGTTGGTGTAGAGGACCTTGACGCACAGATGATGGGAAGCCTCTCGATGGAGAGAGCCAAGCGTAAGTTTGAAACATCCAGCAGGGCCTTGCTGGTCAAACCGCCAGTAGATCGTGTAGGTCTTATTGGTACACGATACTCTGTGGATGATGTGTACGAAGGGCCAATATCGAATTGCAAAGAGGTATTCGGCTTTACCTCTGGTAATATCAAGCCGAAGATAAATGGCCAATGGTCTATCTACTATAGGAAGTGGAAAGAGTATGGACAATCTATTGCCCCCGATACTTATGTGGACGCAGATATGCTCAATCTTCGGGAAGCGGACCCGTGGGCGTACTGGACACAGTACGAAAACGACCCTAAGGAAGGTTCCTCGCTTGAGTTCAACAAACTCCCACTCCATCGTGCGATTCTTGAGAAAAGAGACTCAGGGTATGTGATTGTTAGGCCGGGTGGTAGATTTGACCCTGCTCCTGCCGGTGAGGTATCTTTAGATAAGTGCTATTGTGCAGTTGGAGTTGACTTTGCGGGAACTAATCGAGATATTACAGCCCGAACATCTAAAACCGCTATCAGTCTTTGGGCGCAAGATGGTGAGACTAGACGATATCTTGTCGAAGAACGAACAGGTTATTGGGATGGAAGTGAACTCGTCAAGCAACTCTTCGAGTTAAACAGGAAGTTTCTTGGCTATATCCATGTGAACATCCTTGAATCTAACGCCATGCAGAAAGCCCTCATACCACTTATCAGAGACCTCGCCTTCATCCAGCAACTCTATTTCACCTACGAAGCCACAGCAGTCACAGCCCCTAAGGATGTGCGTATCCGTACTATCGTAGGTACTGCCTTGGGGCAGAATAACTGTTATGTGATAGACGGTGCAGGTAAGGACTTCCAAGACCAGAAGGACATTTACCCTTCCAGTGTGTATAAAAAGGACTGTCTGGATGCGGCGGCTAAGGCGATTGCCGCACTCAAGAAGCCATGGTCAGAAGAAGAGGACAAAGAGGCTGATGAGGCCGAAGAAGAAGAGCGAGCAAGAGTAGTCGGTAAAGCCGGGTACTAGGAGTATATATGATTCACAAACCGGATCGTGTGGCAATACTTTGCCATGAAGTAAACAGGGCTTATTGCAAGTCTATAGGCGATGACTCACAGGTGTCTTGGGAAGAGGCTCCTCAGTGGCAGAAAGACTCTGCCCTCGACGGTGTAATGTTCCACATGCAACACCCCGCCTCAAGGCCAGAAGATTCACACATGAATTGGATGGAATCAAAGAAGGACAAGGGATGGACTTGGGGTGCTGAGAAAGATGCAAACAAGAAGACCCATCCTTGCATGGTTCCGTTTGAGGCCCTGCCCAAGGAACAGAAGGCCAAGGATTACATATTCCATGCTATCGTCAGGACTCTCATGGACCACCCCTTCATGGCATTTTAGCGGGGATACTCTTTTACTTCCCGACCGAATAGGGGGCGAAGCCCCCTATTCGAGACCCGGCGGCTCCTCAAAATACCTATTTTGTCAATCTTGACATTCTGGAGATTCCATGCTATTCTAATCATGGAGGCAAACAGATGAGTGATATGATGATGGAAGAGGTTGAAATAGAAATTGTTGACCGTGAGGAAGACGTTCAGGAAGTTGTCGATCAAGCTGACTTTACACTCTTCCCTGATAAGGCCGCTCAAAAGAAGTTTGAGAACTATATTCATCAAGAACTTGAACAGGCTTATTCTGAGCGTGAACCACTATTCAATAAACTCTCAGTTTGGCGCAAGATGGCCGACAACGAGAATATGTCATCGAGGGAACCTGCTTGGGAAGGTGCCTCTGATATCAATGTTCCTGTAATTCCAATCATGCTGAAGACTGCATCATCCCGTCTTCGCAATACCTTCAATGCTCGTAAACCTTTCTGGTCAATAAAAGCCCTCAATAATGAGCCTGGGAATGAGTGGATTGAAAAATCATCCGTACTTGAGAAGTACTTTAACATCATGTCTGAGTCCAGATATGATTTGAATATGTATGCTCAGAACAATAGGATCATGACCGACCTTCCTATTGCTGGCACTGTGTTTGTAAAGGTGCCTTGGACTAAGTTGGAACGCAATGTCACTATGGCTGGCGTAGATGAGGCTGGACAGCCTGTTGGTGACGTTACTAAAATCCAAGTAATTCACAATGGCCCTGAAGTTATTCCGTTTAGGGCAGAAGATGTGCTGTTCAGAACGTCATTTCAGGACCTTCAGAAGGCTCCTTGGTGTGCATTTACTCATCATTTGGACTGGTATGAGGTCACACTTGAGCGTGATAACAGCGGTTGGATGAATGTTGATAGGCTTGAGAACAATGGACGGCCTTATCAGCTTGACCATGAAGCTATTGATTCAAGGAACCGCAATGAAAACACACATTTCGATGATAGCGAATCCTCAAATATTTGGGACATTGATGAAGTCTGGGCCTATTATGATGTGGATGGTGATGGAATATGCGAAGATATCTACGCTTATTATCATCGCAATACCCAAACACTCCTCGCTGTTGACTACAACAGGCTTGGGGTGCGCCCTATCAGAGCAATTCCCTGTTACATGAGGCCGTGGTCCATGGAAGGTCAGGGTTTGGTTGAGCTTTCAGAGGATATGCAGGAAGAAATCAACGCTCTACATAACATGAGGAACGATGGTATTCATCTTACTGAGTCTGCTCAGTTTGCTGTTAGGCGTGGAAGCGGAATCAGACCTAAAGAGAAGGTCAAACCGGGTAAAGTGTGGTTCTTGGATGATCCTACTACGGATATTCGCTTACTTCAGACTTCAAAGTCTTATGTGGAGACTGCAAATCTTGAAAGCCTCGATTATTCTTATCTGGAACGAGTTACCGGGATACAGGACATTGCGGGTGGTTTCAGTTCGACCCTTCTCAAGAGCCGTGACTCGGCCAGTAGCCAGAGTTTGCGTCTACAGGCTGGATCAGAAGTGTTCCACGGGATTGTGGAGGGCATTAGTTTAGCTTATCAGGACATAGCTGAGATGATTTTCAGACAGCTTGTCGCTAATAAAGAAGTTGTCATGGAAAAGGAACGGTTGGCTAAGAGGTTAACTCCTGAAGAGTTGGCTATTCTCAATTCCATCCTTGATTATGATATCAATCAGATACCCTATATCTTGTCTTTCAAGGCTCGTCTGGTAGATGAGGCTGAAACCTATGAAGCTCGTAGGCAGGGGATTCTTTCATTGGTAGCAATCTACCAGCAGTTTGCACAGGGGATACTGCCCTTGATTCAGCAGACCTACGGTGATGTTGACCCGATGATTCTCAAAGCGTTTATGGGTAAGTTTGTATCTGGTGCAACTCACCTGATGGAAAAGGTGTTTACTTTCTTCGGTGAGGGTGATCCTGATGATTATATTGTCACAGCGGACAAGGTTCAGACTCTTAATGCAGTTCTTTTGGCTCTGGCAGGCCAGCGTTCTATATTCGCAGGTATCGTAGGAGATACAAATGGACAGGTACAGCAACCGGGACCGGCAGGTCCTCCCAATCCCGCAGGATTTGGAGGTGGAAGACCTGGGGCAGGCCAAGGAATCCCTCAGGGACCTCTTGGACCTCCGCAACAGCCGGGGTTACAGCCGGGTCAGAATGATGGCAGACCAACTGGCGTATGATGCGTATACGCAGTTAATTGGTGGTGTCATCGCTGATCCGCAGAAGATGGCTTTTCACAAAGGTCAGATCGCAGGTATGGAAATGATATTTCAAAATATCAATAACGTAATCGAGCAGTTTCAAGATTACGTTAATAGTTTTGATGGTATGACAGAGGAGAAAGAAGATGGCGATTCGACCCTTGGCTGAGATTGATCGGGAAACCGGCTCTCAAGCTTTTGAACAGGCTCTTGCTGAGAAGGATGAACATGATGACCCCGTTGTTCAGCAGGAGTCTGATGGTTTTGAGGATGACTCTGATATTGAAATTGTAGAAGGTGAGCCAGAACAGGAAGAGAAAGAAGACAAAGTGGACCCAACGTCCAATTTGCTTGGACGGTTGGCTGACCTGATTACTGAACGGAAAGCCCCGGAAGCTCCCAAAGAGCGGAAAGCAAGGGCGCCGATTGTTCAAGGAGATATCACAGAAATCCGCAAGAAGTTTGATGCAAAGTTACATGAAGTAGACAATCCTTCAGAACTTTTAGATGAGTATGCTAACGCTTTAATAGGTACTGCACTTGCTCATCAGAACCTTGAGATTCAAGGTTTGAAGAAAGATAAGTTGAAGGCTGACCCTATCAATGCTATGGTTTTTGAAAAATGGAATGATGAGATTGAGGATGTTATTGCCAATCTTCCTGCTAATCAACAGAACCATCCAGATGCTTATACTTACGCTTTGAAAGAGGTTCGTAATAATCATCTTGAAGAAATCATTGAACATAAGATCAATGAAAGAGCGGCAGTAAAAACTACTATCGGTTCAAATAAGAACTTGGGTGGTAGTTCAGGTGTTTCAGCGGCAAAGAAAACTAAAAAAGTATTTGCAACTGCTCATGATCGAAGTGAGGCAAAACGGTATGGGTTGTCTCTTGAAAATTACTTGAAAGGAATAGGTAAATACTAATGGACGCAGAGAAACCCAAAGTAACGAGTACTGGAAAGCCGATTACTCAAGCCCCAGGACCACAGCAGTTTTTGGTAGATGGGGGTACTTCATTTGAAGATGTATTGGAAGCAGACCAAGCAGGAAAGTTTCTGGTATTTGACATTCTGGATTTTCCTGAAATCTCCCGTGTTAACCTTGGCAAGCTCTCCCCACAAGCGAGAACTGCTTATCAGATGGACATGCGTAATGCGAACAGGGTTAGTGAGAAGATGGCAGATGGTCAGGAACCATTTGCGACTCGTCTTGAGGTAATCAATAAGCGTGATCCTTTGGCTCGTCGTGATGATGCAATGAGGCGTGGGCAAGCAAGAAAAATACCCAAGGGAATGAAACATCTTAATGTTGGAACTCATGAAGTTGAGGAACTTGAGCGGATTGGTTGGAGGAAGGCCAAACCGGATGAGGTTGACATTGTAGGCGCTGTAGCTAAGTCTGACCGTGTTGTTTTGATGAATCCCAAAGGTGGCGTTGACAATGTAACCATGCTTGTTGATGCTAAGGATTACGAGAAACACAGACAGGCTGAGAGGGCAAAAACTGATGAACGGTTGAACAACAATATTGAATCTACCCGCGAAAACTTGAAACAGTACGATTCCCGGGTGACAGTTTTTGATAAATCAGACTTGATAAAAAAGAAATAATTCCCTTGCGTAATCCCGGCTACTTGTAGTATAATATAGGTAGACGGGGTTTTTCATACCCCAAATTGGTTATCTGAATAAGATAAGGCAAAACTGATTAGGAGGTATTATGGCAAATAAAGGCTCAGCAAATGGCTTTTATTATGAGTACAGCTTGCATGATGAAAGCCCCGCTGTCCATGACTATCCGCAGACCGCCAGTACCACCCTTAACGTAGGTGATCCTGTAACCCTCACAAGTGGTCAGTTAACACTGGCCGCCGCAGGTGCCCCCGTTCTTGGTGTTGTACTCGGTTATGCCGCAGTCGATGGAACAGTAGAGTCTATCAGCGGACCGCTTGTTGCGGCGGCTGGCAAAACCCCTATGGTGAAGGTCCTTCTTGCACTTGATGGAACTGTGTTCCGAGTGCATGATGCCGCCGCCACTCCATCACTGGCCGTAGTAGGTAAAACCTGCTCGATGGTTGGTGGTACAGGAGCAAAGGGGATTAACAGTGGTACAACTACCACTTCGGATGTCCAGATCTTTGATCTGGCTGGTCCTGACTCTGTTGCAGGTAACGTAGCTGGTGAGGCAAACACTCAGTGGCTTGTTATTTTTGCAACTCGCTTCTTCGTATAAAGGAGGTATGAAGTATGCCTAGTGGCGCAGTTAAGAACATGACCCGAAGCAACTTTGGCAAACTCCTTTATCCGGGTTTGTCGAAGATTTTCTTCCAGTCCTATACAAGGGCACCGTCTGAGTACAACAAGGTACTCAAGATTCAGTCGCATGATGAGTATTTCATGAGGCAGGGTCGAATGATGGGCCTCGGACCTTTCCGGCATAAGCAGGAAAGTGATTTCATCCAGATGGATGCCGGCAAGTACCTCTCTGAAAAAGAGATTTACTTTCCCACGTTCGCTCTTGGGTACGGTGTGTCATTCGAGATGACTGAAGACGACCAGTACGGCCAGATCAACAAGTTCTCAACAGAGCTTGGTAATTCTGCGACCACTACGAAAGAACTTCTGTCATGGGATGTGTTTAACACCGGAGACTCAGCCGCAAAACGTGTTGGTCTTGATGGCAAACCTTTGTTTGCTAGCGACCACGTTTCGGGTGATGGCGTTACCACGATGGATAACCTCTCAAGTGAGGCCCTGAGCCAGACAGCAATCGAAGGCGCACTGACCTACTTTGAGAAGATCGTGAACGAGCGTTCTGAGCCTTGCCCCATGCACGGCCCGAAAGTCCTGCTCATCCCGCCCGAACTCAAGTGGAAGGCCAAAGAACTTCTGATGTCGGAATACAAACCGGAGTACATTGTCGAACCTGCGGCACAGTACAAAGATACCGGCAACTCCCTCAACGTCCTTGCGGACGAGGATGTTCAGTATCAGGTCGTTCACTGGTTCACCAAACCCGATATGTGGTTCGTGGTTGATCGGAACAATCATGACATCCTCGGTGTAAACCGCAGGGCTGTTACTTTCGACCAGACCCAGGACCCCAAATCGACCGATTCGATCTTTTACGCCACTTTCCGGTATGTTGCGGATTTCTTCGATTTCCGTGGTGCGTTCGGATACATGGGAGCGTAAGCAAACTGGACTTCATGTCCAATTTGGGGCCGGGACAACCCCGGCCCCTTTTTTTCATAGGTTGGTAAGCGATGTCAGATTTACCGTATAACCAATTAGGATCACTTCTTGACGTTGCAGACGTTGATAATAGTGAGCTTCAGCTTGATGATTACGGCCCAAGGCTGTTTGAAAATCCTCCTGTACCTTATGCCGTATGCTCGGTATGTGGGTTTATCTTTAGTCAGAATGAGATGGTAAAGCACAATGAAAAGTGGTATTGCCGTCCAAACACTTGCAATGACGATATTCTTGGGATTCGCATGAAGAAGAATCCTGATGCTTATTTTAAGAACAAAAGTGCTGGTAACCGATTTTACAAAGGTTCAGGTGGAAGGAGACTATAATGACTGGTCAAGAAATGGTTGTGTGTCTTAATTGGCCAGAAGACCCACGGTATATAATTTATAGTGATGGTCGTGTTTATAGCAGTATAGGAAGGAAGTTTCTTAAACCTAATTTGGACTCTGATGGTTATCTTAAACTTGATTTAGGTAAAGGAAGAACACGAACAATACATAGGTTGGTTGCAACTACTTTTATACCTAATCCTGAAAACTTACCTCAAGTTAATCATGAGGATGGTGATAAGTTTAATAATTATGCTAGTAATCTTGTTTGGTGCGACTCTGCGTATAATAATAAACATGCTTATTACATTGGTTTGAACTATTATAGAGAACCACCACATTTTTATGGTAAAGATCATCCTATGGCTAAAGGTGTTATCCAGTTAACAATAAATACTTTAGAGGTTTTGAATACGTTTGATACTATCACTGAAGCAGCTTTAAGTGTAGGTAAACCGAATGGGCACAGCAATATAGCTAGTTGTTGCCACGGTCGTAGGGGTAAAGCCTATGGTTACAGGTGGAGGTTTGCATCATGACTTTAGACGAGATGGTTTTAGAGGTATGGGACGGACTTGGCAGGCCGACCGATATCTCTCCTTTAGATGAACTTGATGATAATTCAACGATCAATCCTACGTTAACTGGCTATCAGCAGTTACAACGATGGGTTAATCAAGGATATGAAGCTATCAGTAAATGGCGTACTTCCTCAGGGAAGTTTTATCGTCATAGGGATACGATCAAACGTAAGTTCTGTCAGTACGGTCATCATTTGATTACTCAGGAGTGGAATGAGTACAACCCTGATGATCCTGCTTTTACTGTTACAAAAATCCTTTCTTTCCCAAATGACAATTATTATGAAAACTTAGTCCCACCTGATCTTGTTTGGATAACCTTTAACAATCTTGGAAAGGACCTTACATACGCAGAAGTTACTCCTGAAGAAACTGACTATATCACTTCTCCGTCTGTTATAGGCATTGATAGCATTTATCAAAATGTCTATCAACTTACTAATGCTGAGTATGCTTGTCTTGGTTACTTCCAAGATGCTCATACGATATATGTCATGGATGATATTCCTTGGCTTATACCTGAGACTGAGATTACTGTGTATGAGAAAGGCATGTATCTTGGAAGGTTTAATCAACCTTTTGGGCAGGCATTAGCCGATCTATATGCTATTCGCCAAGTTCGTGTGTTTGATGCTCAGACAAAGAAAGACGCTGTTCTTGCAAGCAGGACTGAGAACTTTACACAGAATTACTCTGAACTTGGATGGCCCTCACAATATTATCGTGAGAAGCAGTATTTGTATTTTGATTGGCATGTTCCTGAGGAACTTACTTACCAACTTGAATATATTGAACAGGTTACAGCACTTACCAGTGGATCACAAGAGCCTATTATACAGGCTAGGTTCCATCCCTGTATCGTGTATTGGGCACTTTACAGAGGGTTACTCAGGTTTGGTGAACAGACTGATGCTTACTCAATGTTCAGGTTCCTTGATAATGAAATGAAAACTATCGTCAAAGAAGATGATCTTGATGTAGAGAGGGAAGAAGGAAACTTCGTCGCTAGGACAGGGAAGTAATCATGGCAGATAAAACAATCATTTGGGACGATAGTTTTCTTAACGATAATCCTCATGGTGACACTGGTCTTGTAAGAGATACGGGTTATTATATCAATGAAACTCGCCAAGCACTTACTGAGCGTCTTGATGATGAGCATGAGTTTGATCCTGATGAGCCAGCACCACAACCAGAACAGGGTCGTCATAAACCAGGTTCTGCTGTTGCTTACGCACAAGATGATCCTCCTCAGTTTCGTCCTGATGGTATTACTCCAATAGACGCTGATGATAAAGGACGCCTTTGGTTTGATACTCTCAATGGTCAAATAAAATCTTGGGATGGTGTAAGTGCTTGGGTAAATCTATCTGAGCAGGGTTCTGGAACTATTCTTAGGTGGCAAGCTAGTACTCAATATTTTCAGTATGAAATTGCTGAGTATCAGGGAAGACTTTGGCAAGCTGTTGCTGATCCTCCTGTTATGGGGATACAACCAGACAATCCTGAATGGCATTTGTTTGGCACTACAATGCCTACTAACATTGAGTGGCAAACAAAAGTAAATTACTCAGCCAACCAGTGTGTCTACCATAATGGTGTTTTTTGGAAAGCTGTTACTCCTGTGCTTGGCTTTGGTCCTGGGGATGTTCCCGGTCAGTGGACTGAGTTACAAATGGGAACAAACTCTATAGCTGATAACTCAGTTACTAATGCAAAGATGGCAGATAATGCCATTGGCACAGTAGAGATAATTGCTAATGCCGTTACAACCGCAAAGATTCTCGATTCCAATGTGACTGCCGCAAAGTTGGCAACCAACTCCGTCCAGACCGCCAAGATAGTTGATCTGAATGTAACAACAGCTAAGATAGCAGATAAGGCCGCAACCTTTGCAAAAGCTGGTCCAGACCTTTACAAAGTTCATATATGGGATGCCACAATCCCGTATCTTATAGATGATATAGTTCGTTATGGTAAACAATGGTGGATAGCACTTACTAATCCTCCTATAGGGACTATACCTTCATTAGCTGGTACTGATTGGCGTAGGTGGACACCGCAAACTGTTGTTAGTGTCAGTAATACTGCTACAGTTACAAATGGTTATCCAGATCATGTTGTTTTTTGTGATACAACTATCAACCCAGTGTATACACTTACACTTACTGATGGTACTAAAGTAGGTGATAAAATAACTGTAGCTTGCTATGGTGGTGGTGAAGTAACAGTAGTTGGTACAGGGCTTTCAGAGCAGAAACAACTTGATAACTCCATTCAGTATATGTGGTCTGCTGTTGGCTGGCTTCCTCTTGGTGGTGGCTCTGCTGGTGGTGGATCAGGCGTTTCAGTAGGTGAAGTAACATGGTGGCCCGGCCAATCTGGTGTAGGTATTCCAGAAGGTAAACTTGTTGCAGATGGCACGATCTACAATATCGCCGATTACCCAACACTCTTTGGTAAACTTGGCACTCTCTATGGCGGAGATGGTGCAACAACCTTTGGAGTACCAAATCTTCAGGGTATATTCCCCGGCGCACAAGGCACTCAAGGAACGCACGGTGGTGTAGAGTCAATAGGCACAATACGAGAAGATTCCATCGAATCTCACGTTCACACTACAGCAGGTGGTGAAGGTGGGCATACACATACATTACAATCATCAGATTCTCAAGCAAATCCAGTTTATACAAATAAGGGTGCGGCTGGTCCTGCTGTTTATGCCGGAAAGTTTTTAACCATAAATGATAATGGAGTTCATGGACATACTATTTTAGCACAAGCTGGTGCTGGAGCAGAAACCCGACCTGCCGCTCTAGTCGGTCGGTGGCTCATTCAAGCTGAACCTCCAGTACCAACTGAAATAAATGCGGTCGTGGTGGATGTAGAAATAGGTGATGTCCGTTGGCAGGGTCATTCCAACCAATCCACCCATGACATGATCTGTGATGGCAGGAGTTTGATTACAACCAATTATCCTGATTTGTTTGCAAAGATAGGTTACAACTTTGGTGGTTCAGGAACCAACTTTAATATTCCAAATCTTCAGGGTATTACACCGGGTGCATTTGGAACCCGTGATGTCAATGGAAGAACTAAGGGCGATGCAACGGCCATAGGCGGTATTAGGGAAGATGCCGATCAACATGTAACTGGAGATTTTCAAGCTAGAAGATTTAGGCCGGACTCTGAGGCTTTGCACTCTTTTACAGGAGCTTTTGTAGGCGGTGGTTTTGTAGGTGCTACACACCCTGAGTTTGATAACAGCTCAGATGTAAGCCAAAACCAACTTATTCAATTTAATAATGGACTTGTAGTTCGTGTAGCTCCTTATTCTCGCAGTAATGAACTGGTGGGCCATTGGGTTATTCGGGTAACACAGCCTGCTCCTTTTGTTCTTGGTGATCTTAATGATATGTTCCGATATGATTTTGTAGATACACCAACTGTAGATATCACTTATGTAATGCCAACAGGTGTAAAAGAAAATACTCGTCTTGTTGTTAAAAACATAGGAACAGGAGCCGTATGGAGAAAAATAAGGGGTTTACCTGATTGTGATTTTATTCAGCAAGGAGTTGCGGCAGAGTTTATTTACAAGTCTGGAGCATGGCATTGTATAAAGTGCCCACAGCAATCATTAGTTATACATAATGATTCTACAACTACTGGTGCAAAAACTTTACCCAATGGTCAAAAGTTCTCTGATTGGGATTGGATTGCTTCTCATGGTGGACGTTCTAACCCTTACAACGCTGGCGGTGGATTTTTATCTATGGCTAGGTTTATTGCTGGTATTGGACTTGGATCAAACTCTTCAACGTCTACTGCAAATAGGTTTGCTTACGCACAATACACAAATGACACAACATTCCAAGGTTACGTTGAGGATTCTTCAAAGTTGTGGGAACTGTCTGTTCACAAGGATGGGATATAATGCGTAAAACTATTATAGTTTTATCCCTCTTAATCCTTATCTTAGTAACATGGTCATGTGTGCATATCAATATCTCTGACGGTGATATAGATGATAGCATTAACGTGACAGGTATAGAAAAAGCGGAGGATGAAGATGCCAATAACGAAGACTAAAAAGGGTTACAAGATAGCCAATACTCCGGGTTATTCCAAGACCCGTAAACAAGCAGAAGAACGCCTACGGGCGATAAAAGCAAACCAAACTAAAAAAGGAGGCAAACATGCCTAACATGATGTATAACACCAACTTTCTAGAGACCCCTGATCCAGTAACAGGGCTTCAGCGGCGTACTGGTCAGAACTTCATTGATATGAAGCAAACTGAGCATGAACGAAGAACTCTTGAGCATGTGTATGATCCTCAACTTACCAGCCCTCAAGCTACCCATGGTATTCATAGGCCAGGGTCAGCGGTTGCGTTTGTAACTGCTCTTGGTGCGGCATTGCCTACACATAGGCCCACAGGATATGATAAGGCTGGCAACCTCATTCCTGCTATACCACTTGATGCTAATGATAAGGGTCGTCTTTGCTGGCATGAAGGTGCAAAACTCATGGTCTGGACAGGTACAGCATGGATAAATGCCGATACAACTACAGTCGGCGCTCTTATGCAATGGCCTGTTGTTGCGGCACCTAATACCTACTATTGGGCTAAATGCAATGGTACTACGCTGTTGCAGTCTGAATACCCTGATTTGGCCCTTGTACTTGGGCATGTTGGTGGTGTTATTACTCTACCCAAAATAGAGGGTATCAGCACTGTGGCCTCTGGAAACTATAC